TTTGCATATTGGATGGCAAAGAATGATATGACATACTCCAACCCAAATCTTGAAATGATTGATGAGTGGGCAGAAGCATGGTCATACTATCTAATCAAAGCAAGTGCAGATTTGGCAGTAGAGCAAGGTGCTATCAGCGGCACATTAGAAACAAAGTACGGACATGGTATTACACCAAACATGACCTACAAAAAAGATTTAGACGAATTGATTAAACATAAAGAACGCATGGACTGGGAAGGATTGCGTAAGCAGTTAGCAAAAACTGGTATTCGTAACAGTACACTAATGGCACTTATGCCAGCAGAAACATCAGCACAAATTAGTAACAGCACAAACGGTATTGAACCACCACGTAGTTTTATCAGTATTAAAGGTAGTAAACACGGACAGTTAAAGCAAGTTGTACCAGGATATCCACGCCTTAAAAACAAATATGATTTGTTGTGGGATCAAAAGTCGCCAGAAGGCTACTTAAAGATTATGGCTGTGCTACAAAAGTATATAGATCAAGGTATCTCAGTAAATACATCTTATAATCCTGAACACTTCGAAGATGAGAAAGTGCCTATGAGCATGCTACTACAGCATCTTGTTATGTTTTACAAGTACGGAGGCAAACAGTTGTACTACAATAACACATACGATGGCCAAGGCGAAATAGATACAAATAAACAAGAAAATGTAGAATTACCACAAACAATAGTCGAAGATGAAGACTGCGAGAGTTGTAAAATATAATGCCAGTATTAAATACGAATAAAAAGTACAATCACTTAGATGCTAAAATGTTTCTTGATCCGCATGGCGGACCAGGTATGCAGAGATTTGATACACTAAAATACAGACAGTTTGATAAACTAACTGATAAACAGTTGGGATTCTTTTGGAGACCAGAAGAAGTAGATATTTTACGCGATGCTAAGGATTTTAAAGACTTAGAGCCCCATGAGCAACATATTTTTACCAGCAATCTAAAGCGACAAATTCTTTTAGACAGTGTACAAGGTCGCTCACCTAATCTTGTTTTCTTGCCTATAGTAAGTCTACCTGAACTTGAGACTTGGATTGAGACTTGGGCATTTTCAGAAACCATTCACAGTCGTAGTTATACACATATTATACGAAATATTTACAGCGATCCCAGCAAGGTGTTTGATGAAATGAATGAAATCAAACAGATTGTTGATTGTGCTGACAGCATCACTGAAGCATACGATGACTTGCTTAACTATAACCTGTTGAAAGAAAAAGGCAGTGCTAAGTATGATCTATACGAACATAAAAAACGTATATGGAAATGCATAATGAGTGTAAACATCCTGGAAGGTGTGCGCTTTTATGTTAGTTTTGCTTGTAGTTGGGCATTTGCTGAAGTTAAGAAAATGGAAGGTAATGCTAAAATTATTAAATTGATTGCTCGCGACGAAAATGTACATTTAGCAAGCACACAACACATGATTAAATTATTGCCCAAAGAAGACAAAGATTTTGCCAAGATTGCAGAAGAGACAGCAGATGAATGCAAACAAATGTTTATAGATGCTGTAGAGCAGGAAAAGAAATGGGCAGATTATTTGTTTAAAGATGGCAGTATTATTGGACTAAATGCAGAACTGTTAAAGCAATATGTAGAATTTATTGCAGCAAAACGCATGCAAAATATAGGAATAGAGAAAGTATACACAGCAGGAACACATCCTTTACCGTGGACACAAAAATGGATAGGCGGCGGCGAAGTACAAGTTGCTCCACAAGAAACAGAAATCAGCAGTTACGTTATAGGTGGAACCAAACAAGACGTAACTGAAGACACATTCAAAGGACTTAGTTTATAGTGGACGTTATATGTCCACCAGAATTTGAAATCTGTTTCACTGAAGACGAGTGGATAGAGTTTCATAATTATGTGGAATTTGAAGATGCAGAAGTATTCATACCAGAGCATCCTGTAGGAGACGGAGAAGCATTGGCAAACTTTACATGGGAGATATTATTTTTAACACCGTGGGAGCTGATATACATTGCACTACCAATGAGTGTGTTAGCAACATACGGGCTGAGCATATACTTTGCATATAAATGGATACAACGAAAATTTGAGGTAAAATAACATGGCGTCAAAAGGCGGAAGCAGTAAAAGAAAAAATATTATTTGGTTAATCCCAGAAGGCGAAACGAGAGATAGTCATACATATCACTACTCTATGGTAAAAACTAAAAATGTAAAAGATAAAATGAAGTTTCGAAAATACAATCCAGTTAAACGAACACACGAAATGTTTGTAGAGGTTAAAGCACCTAGTCACAACAAGTAAACACAGAGAGAACACACATGTACAACATAGACGACTTTATTGGTAAAATTGCCACACTTAAATTGGTTAACGGTATTGAACTAGTTTGCCAAGTGTTAGCACATGATAATGAAAACAAGATACTAAACATAGGAAATCCCAGAGTAGTTGTGATTAACGGCGAAGAACTAGCATTAATACCCTATTCTTTTACTGGATTAGCAGAAGAAGTGTGTATTCCTATGTCTTCTGTGCAAACAATTTTAGAAACATATAAAGAAAGTGCAGATGATTATGAAAAGTTAGTAAATCCTAGCACTACAGCTGATAAATAAAAGTATGCCCAGTATAGCAAGAGTAAAAACAGACAGCGCAGCAGGAATAATTCAAGGTCCAGGTACAAGTACTGTTTTTGCTGATGGCAAAAAAATATCCCTCATAGGAGACAAAGTTGCCACTCACGGAAATTCCCCTCACGCTTCGCCTACATTAGTATCCAATGGTGCAAAAACTGTTAAAACAGACGGCGGGATTCCTGCAATGGTTGGCACCATTGCAACATGTGGACATGCTGTAATCAATGGTTCTCAGACTGTTTTTGTATCCTAAACTTTTTCTAATATAGTACGAAAAGATTTACGGCGGTATATATTAACACTATCTAAATTTCGTTTTGAAAAATCACTTAACGTCCTAAGAGTAGATTTATTATACTCATTAGAAAGATCAAATGATTGTTGATTCCAGTCGTTGCACAACGCATTGCTAAAAATTGATGACTGCTGACTACCTTTTATAACATGCCCTTTAACAGTTATAGATATCATATTGTCGTTATCTAATGAGCTTGATTTAGCTGGTTGTGCAATATTTTTTGCTTGATCTATTCCTTGCCCTGTTTGCTTTACAGCATAGTGTTTTAATCTGTGCCAGCCTTGTACGGTTTTAACCAACGTTGGATAAGCAGAATCTACATGATGCACATCATACATCCACTTGCCATCTGGTGTAGATACACATTCAAATTCATGTCCGTTACATGGATCGTGTACTATTTCTAAATTAGCACCTATTGCATTACAAAAATTCTTAATTGCGTTTAATTGGTAAGCATTGTGTTTAAACAGATAAAATCTTATTGTTGCAAATTTACCTAGTGCTAGTATGTTTCTTTTGATAATTTTCCAGTCTGCGTTAAGAAATACTTTACCCGATTGCTCACATATTCCACATATATGGAATCTTACATTTATACCGTGCCAGTTCAGTCTTTCCATTAGTTTTCTAAGTTCTATATAGCCACTGTGTTTACCCATACCAAACGTATCAGCAGTGATATGCTTACCTGCTATAGTTGCTACTCTCATAAAACTATTAGCATGTGGCCACTCGAGTGCATCGCCAAATTCGCTGTATAATGTAATTGACGTAATATTTGTATTTTCGGTAATTAATTCTATAAGTGTTGGATAGGATGCATTTAATTTTTCTATAGGACGTTGTCCCAGTTGATTCGAAAACCATTTATATCTAGGACCTATTGAATTGAATACTGTTGTGTTTGTTGTTGTCTCTATACGTAGGTGCATATTTTACTCAATAAAAAAGGCGCATTTTTATTTAGCGCCTTTTTTACATTACTATATAAAATTACTGTTAATACTTGTAAGGAGCCACACTATACTGAACAACTTCTTCGTATCCATTTGTGTCTTCATCGTAATAGTATTCAGTTGCTTCCTCAAGTTCCGAAACATCAGTGTTGTATACGCCCACGCTGTATTCCTCAACTGTGGTTTCTTCGCCTATACGACCTTTGATAGCAAAGTGATAAACGGCAGGAGCAATGTTAGCAGGTGCCAACGAAACGTTACTGGTATCGCCAACAAACACTCCAGTAGTAGTATCAAAACTCATCCATGGTGATAAAGGACTGAAGTCTAACACAGATACATTCGAAGCATTATTTGCTAGGCCTAAATCTACAGTAGTACTTTGTCCATATTGTATATTTGTTAATCTTCCTGAAGGGATATCTGTTAGAATAACATCAGCTGCTAGAGGAACTGC